TATTCTGCGCCGTAAGCGTTTCGATTTTGGCGAGAGCGTCGGCGAGCGTAATTTGTTTATTGGATTCGTCCATATAAAGACTCACCGTGTCAAATTGCACAACTTTTGGTATGCGGTATTTTTATAGCATACGTCGTCAACAAGTCCGCGTCTCAACGCTTCCGCACCGACAAAAGCCTGCCCGCGCATATCCTCTTTTTCGATATTGCGGTTTGCCAAAACGTGGGACTTGAAAAGCTCGAAGTAGGATTGCGTCTCCGCTTGTAAAGAAGCCCGTTCTTCGTCCGACTGGCAAGGCGGATAGCCTGCGGTTTTTAACGTACCTTCCTTATTGGTAATATAGTCGGGCTTTACGCCCATTTCTTCCCATAATCCCGATACGTCCATTAACGGAAGAATAGTCCCGATACTGCCCACGGTTGCGTCCGCCGAAGCGCAAATAAAACTCGCACCGATAGCTATCGCATACGCCGCCGAACAGCACATTCCGTCGGTATAGGCGAATACAGGTTTACGGCAGTTTGAAACGGCTTTTGCGACCTTGTAGTTTCCGCAAGCGTGTCCTCCGCCTGAATCTATCGAAAGAAATATCCCTTTGGCTTCTTTGTCTGCAATGGCTATATCCTGCAAAAGTTCGGCGTAGTCCGTACCGCCATATCCCGCCACAAAATAGGGCGCTTCCTTGTTAAGCAATGTTCCGTGAACGGATATGTGCGCAATACCGTTTGGGTCTATCGCCATATTTTGCCGTTGAGGTACGAATTGCGAAAACTTCTCCCGCCACCCAGAAAGCGAGTCCGCGCCTTTTGCGTCAGCCAAGACTCGAAGTGATAACGCAAGAAATGTTCCTGCGTGAATATTCCAAGGTCTACAAATGCCGTTTAAAAATATGTTATTTGTCATCATCTTTTTTCTCCTCGTCATCGTTTTTCTTTTCGCCCGACTTATTGTTTTCGATTACCTGCGTTCCGTTCACTTTATAGAGCATATAAAGCGGAATCGGCTCGCTATCGGGAATACCCGCCAAGCGCATAATGAATCTTGCGTTGTCGGCGCGTGTTCGCATTTCGTCCTCGAAGTCTAAGCCGCATTCCGAGAAGCTTTCTTCCAATGTTTTAAGCCCCATTTCGACGTTTGCTCGGTTCTGCTGTTCCTCGCGCCCTGCGTCAACCGTGAGCTTGCGCGGGTGCGTCCAAGTGCAATACCACCACCAATTTTGAAGCGGCAACATTCCAGTATCTACCGCCCAACCGATAACGAAGAACCAGACCGCTTCATTGAATCGCTCGTCTATTATTTGCGCCATATCGTCTATGTAACGTTGCGTTTTTGAAGCAATCAACCTTACGGAAGCACCTCCGATTTTCGACGGGTCAACGACGAATTCATAAGGCAAAACTCCCATACTGCCGGAACGATCGAGTTCAGTTAAAAATCCTGAAAATGTAGGAGACGGAATATTACTTTCGTGAACGTCAATGTTTTCGTCTGGGTCTATTCGGATATTCTTGCCGCCGATTATGCGGTTCAAAGTTTCGGGAGAAGTTCCTTCTGGTCGGTTGCCGACATCGACTTTGTAGTCTCCGTCAAGGCTCATTCCTTGTCCACCCTTTAGAACGTGTACGATGTCGGAAATTGCTTTTACCTTCTTTTTTTCGAGCGCAAGGATTTCCTTTCGGTCGATAACATCATTTATTGAGTGCTGAATTTGCGGATAGGCTCTCGCCTGTGAGACACGTTCTGGGTCGAAGATATGCAATACCGCATTTGCCGATATTTTGGTAGTGTTGTTATTTTCCCCGATTAAAAAGTAGTAATTTTTTACCCGACCGAATTTGTCAAATTCCATTCCGTCAATTATGCGTTCGGAATCGCCGACGCTCGGAGACATCAAACGGTGGCTTTCTATTAGCTGAATCTTCGGGACTCCGAAGCTATCGAACGTCTTGATTGCGAAGATTTCGCCGTCAACGACTAGAGCGCGAAGAATCATCGCCTGACACTCGCGCCAAGAAAAGCGGTTTGTGATGTCGCAATGACGACTCCAACGGAAGAACAATTCTTCCGCCTGTTTATCCCAGGCGTGATTGCCAGATTTAGCGTTCGGATAAATACCTTTGCCGATTCCGTAAACTTTCAGGTCGCGTAAAATTCCGCGAATGTGTCCGCTATTCTTTTCAAGGTATCGGGCTTTTCGGACAAGTTCCGTCCTCGTGCAATTGGGCAACTCGTACTTTGCGTCGGTAGGATTTGACGTATTGGGATTACCTCGTGAAAGCGAAAGTCTTGCCGACTCAAAAGCGTTCCCGAGTCCGTAAAACAAATTTGCGATTTTCTTTCGGAAGTGCATTAGTCTATCACTCCCCCGAATACGCCGCTAATGGTGTTTCTGTGTTTCGGGCGGTATGTTTCGGGCGCAAGGTATTCCAATGCGTCCATTATGCCGTTAAACTTCTTCTCGATTTCCGCCAACGCTATGCGTGAATATGAACTTCCACTATCAGAAGCCGAAGAAAGGTATTTTTCGCGCTCGGCTTTTACCTGCGTAAGTAGAGCTTCAAGCTCAGATACTGAATAGCCGCGTTTGTAATTGAAATTCGCCATTTACAAAAGAACGATGTGTCAAAAAAATGCTTATATATTATTATAAAATTAATCTTTACATATAGGTAAAATTGATTAGAAAGAATTTCTCATAACTAAAAAAATATTTATTTTAAATATATGATAAAAATGGAATATAATTATTATCTTATACTACATAAAGATGGAGATAATAACTCAATAAAAATTGAAAACCGCATAGCGATCTTAAGCAAAACATCAAATTGTATCATTGCTAAACTACAAACTATTGCAAAACCATTAAATGGAATTTATACAATAATTGATAATTCTACCAATAGTGCGGTTAAGGTAATTCCTGAATCTATTGGAATTTTAAACATGGATACATCTGTCCGATTCAAAATAATAGAAGAATCGATAGTTCCTGAATATGGAAGAATTATCTTAAAAAAAATGGTTAAAGACTTTGAAGCTATGGCAAATATAAAATGCGATAATAGAGATGTTGTATTACTAAATAAAGTAAATCAAAAGAATACGCCTTGCGATATTGCATCAGGATTTTTGTTAAAATATAAAAATCGAAATTTTCTCATTACGGCAAAGCATATTTATGACAAAAATGAAGGAAAATTTGAAGGCAACTGGAGTATTGTTTTAGGTTTTAATTCAAAAAATGGTGCGATAATAAAGCCTTTGGAATTATTTTTACCAAAAAATATTGATATAGATATAGCGTTTCAGGAGATTGATATTTTAAATCTAAAACAAGAAGTGCTGAACTTGCTTTTAGGAAATGAAGCAACAATATTTGACTATAATATCATAGAAGACAACTTAGATGCAATGCCATCTGGAAATGAAGAGTATAACTTTTGGGGTTATACAAAACCTAATGAAGATGCCGATAAACTAGATTTTATTGATTGGTCTTCACTTCCTGCACATTATACTACTCCGCATGAGTATAATAATATTACCTTCTTAGGGGAAGAAGATTGCATATTAAAGTTTGAAATGGATTCAGCTCTTGATCTAGAAAATGTAAGAGGTTGTAGCGGTTCTCCAATTTTAAATGAAAAAGGAAAAATTGTCGGAATGATGATTGAAATGTATCATGGAGAAGAAGATTACCGTGATGGACGAAAATATTTAGGAAAAGAAAGAATGAATGGGATTAGTTCTTTATGTATCAGAAAAATTTTAGATAATTTTATTGAATCTAGGATTAAGTAATTTTTTTACAAACATTATTGCTGATTATCATTTCCAATTATCTTTAACATTAGCGCACCTGCGCAATTCATAGCTTCGCAGTCAAGGTAGTGATTGGGTCTATTGCCTATTTGTTCCCATATCCAATTATTGCCTTTCTTAATGCGGTGTTCAGATTCCATTTGTTTTAAGTAGTCTTCGGAAATGTCCGTCGGCACTTCCCACGTTGCACCGTCATACGGATTCTGATTTCTGCGGATACGCGCTAGGGTATCCTTGACGTTTAGGTTGCTCCAAAAGTGCATACGACATTTGATGTATTTTGAAATGAATATGTGTTTAACTGGAGAGTAGAAGCGCAAGACAGTCTTACCCTGTGGCAACCTGTGGAAGAAGTTTGCCCGATTGTCGCCCATTAAGGCAATCCACTTGCGCTGTCCGCATTGTTTATATACCTCGAACGAGTTGTACCCTGCGTCAACGAAAACAAGATTGTCCAAAATATGAAAGCGTTTCTGAATTTCCTCGATGTCTTCCCACGTCAACACCCTCTCGTGCCACAATAGACGGCTCGAACCGTTTATACTCCAAGAGCGAACGACAAGATAGAAGCAGCTCATCTGAACGTCCACAGTCATTATGCGAAGTGGGGCTATGCTTTCCGATTCTCCAAAAGGCGGCGCTATGATTTCGCCAAACTTGTTGAAGCCCCCTTCCTCGCCCCATACGTCGCCCGAATTATAACTGCCAGACGCGATTTCAAGGCGGTAGTCTTCGGCAAACTCTTTCCACGCAAGAGCCAATCGTTTTTGATAGAACTGTTGAAGTAGCGAACTGTCTCCCTTACGAGCCGCTATTTTCGCCCTCAAATAGAGTTCCGCAAGTTTGCCCCAACTCATAGAAGCCAATGCGTTCCAATGAAATCCTATATTTTCTTTTGAAGCGTTAGGATTCTGCGGAATAAACATTCCGTCCTTATTGAGGATACGTCTCATACGGTCGGAATCCTCAAAATACTCTCCGCATTCGGGACATTTAAGCGCGGTGTTCTGGTTGATTTTAGCAAAGTCGTATTCGCCGTTTTCGTCTTTGCAGTCGTCGTCCCATTCGACGTTTTCCCACTTGTACGGAATGTACTTACCGCACTTCGGGCATTTATAGTGCCATTCGCGCATATCGGTTGTTTCAAATTTGCGATGCGTGTCGTCGGCTTCTTCGCCGCCTTGCGACATAAATACGCATTTGCCAAGCCATCCGAAAGCGGTGGTTCTGGCTTCCGCTTCCGCCATATGACCGATTGGCCATCTCCAAGTTTCGTCTCCAAAAAGCCAACGTATTGAACGGCGTTGAAGATTGGTTTTATTGTACGCACCCAAGAGCCAAAGCGTCATTCCGTTTGAAAAATGAATGGTACAGTTGCGTTGCTTGTTTTTGTTCCTCGGAAAGAACTTTTTTACCTGCGAACAACTTTCAAAAAGCTTTTGCAAACGAGACTCGCTTTCGTCCTTTGCGTCCTCGTCCGTTTGGTCGAGCCATAGGCAAGGTCCTGGAAGATTGGCTATAATATAGCAAAGCGTAAGTTCTGGCGCGGTAGTTTTCGACGACTGAACCGCCGCAATCATTGAGACCAATTTAATTTTCGGGTCAACTATCGCTTCCATAACCTTTCGCACCCACGGCGAATTTTCCGAACGGAAAGGTCCAGGCATAGGTGAATACGGAATGCTTTTTATGTGTTCCTCGCACCAACGCCACGGTTCGCGTCTGTCGGCAGGTGTCCAAGCGTCTTTGAGTATGGTGTAAAGTATGGAATTTGTCATATCGGGATAGCGAATTGCAACGCAATCGCGTAAGGGCAAAGCCCTTCAATGGAAGCGGAATTTCCGCTCACTTGGTAAGCAACCAACCGCAAAATTGCGATTCTTTGAATACGATTTCCGAGTTAAATCCTACCGAACGGAATTCTTCCTCGTTGTCGGCAATTGTTTTCGGATACATACAACCGCGAAGTGCTTTCGCCTTGTTGATAATCTGCTCCGAAGAAAAGCCGTTTTTGGCTTTCATCTCCCAATAAAGCTGTTGCAATATGTCTTGCATTTGTGCGGTAGAACCGAGTACTTTCTCAACGACAAACATTCCGCCCGCATTGTCCAAACAGTGGTATATGCGCTTTAAAAGCGAGTTTCTCGCGTCTGGACGCAAAAATTGAAGTGTGTAAAGAGAGACTCCAAAAGCAAAGTTAGGAAACACAATAGATTTTTCAAGGTCGGCAAACGTGATGTCTATTCCTTTGAGTTTTGCCTGATTTATCATCGCCTGCGAATTGTCGTAGCCGATAAGATTCAACGCCTTTGAATGGCGGCGTCTTATCCTGCGTAATGTTTCGCCTGTGGAAGCCCCAAAGTCTATAACCGAACAATTCGGATAGGTGAACCAATCCGAAAATGTTTCGGCGAGTTCCTGAACGTGAACGTAATTGGGTACGCTTTTTCTGACGTGCTTGTCGAATTCTGGCGCGACGTGTTCGTCGAATACCCAGTTAGACTGCCTTGAAATAATTTTGTCGTCCGTATGAAGTTCCATACAAGACGACAAAATGTCAAAAAGTCCTCCGAAGGTCCTCGGCTTT